TTATATTCCGGCCACTTTATTGTGGGGCATCTGTGGGGCATTAAAGTCAAAATCTGAGTTCAGCAGAGCTACCTGGTCGCCGTTTTGTTCCGCCATCCATTTACCATAGACGTTGAAAACCATCTGGGCATTTGTATGCCCCATCTGGTTAGCAATGAAGCTAGGGTTCGCGCCCGCACTCAATGCCCAGCAGGCAAACGTATGGCGAGATTCATACGCTTTCCTGTGCCGGATGCCTGCTCTTTTTAACAGGTGATTCCATGATGAGGCTATCGACCCGGGTATGTAGCAAATGCTTTTGGATGGATAACGCGCCGAGACATTCGGATTGAATACAAAGGTACATAAGTCTGTTCTTTGCTTCCCGTACTCCCTCAGATGAACAACAATTTCGTGCTGCTCTTTCATGCGGGTAAACTGCATCTGACTTTTCAGTGCCTCTATAGCTGGCTTGGTGAGGTTGATTGTCCTTATGCCGCTTTCCGTTTTGGGTGGAGTGAAGTGATCAGAAATTGCCAGATTTCTGTTGACCTTGATGGTCCATTTCACGGTATCTACATCCTCCCAAGCTAACGCACAAATTTCACCATGACGCATGCCGGTACTTACGGCCAGAACCCAAAGATTGCTGATCTGCTGGTGATTAGTAGCATGAAGCAAGCGCATAAACTCTTCTTTGGTGAGCGGGTCAGGCTCTGATTTTGATTTCCTGAGTGGACGAATATCAGATATGACCGAGCCATTTGTGTAACCGTTGCGCTCCGCAAACTTAAGCATCTCGAGCATCACAGCCATATAGCCGTTCACAGTTCGTACAGTTCTCCCTTTTTTGTGGGAGCGCTCAAGAGTTTTACCGATAAGCTGATAGCCAGTTAGAAGTTCATGCCTGAGAGACATGAGATCCTCGTGGGTAAGTGCTGAAATGGGCATCTCATCGTCCAGAATGCGAAGGCACATTTTCACGTACGACGTATACCGCATATGGGTGTTCTTCGCCAAAACCGTTTGCTTCAGGGCCAGCCATTTGTAAGCCAGTTCTGAAACGGACGTCTTTAGTTTGCGATCATCATTAACCTGAGCTCGCGGTGAATTAGGGAACTGGGCGGTATAGTCGAATGTGCCTGTCCTGATGGCGTAGCAAATCGAAGTCCTCAACTCTCCAGCTATCTTTCTGTTTTTGGGGGTATCGGGAACGCCAAGACTTTCACGAACCCTCTCCCCTTGATACATGAACCACAGGCGCAATGAGCCCCCGTGATTCTCTACCCCGGTTGGATATTTAGACATGCCTTTTCCTCGTTGTTAAACGCAGGGCTATTTAAGCAGATTTCTGACGCGGGATCGCCGGGCGTTGCTTTTCAACCCAGTTATCGACTTCGAAACGGTTGTAGAGGATAGGTGAGTTGTCTTTAGGCTGAAGGTCTCCGGAATAGTGCTTATACTCGCGCCCCTCAAGCCAGCTTTTTTCACGGGCCGACTTGATTGCATGCTTTGTCAGCCCGGTTAATGCAATCAGTAGTTCTTCTGATACCCATTTGTTGGGCACCAGTTGGATTGTATCGCTCATGAGTGTCTCCAGGCAAAAAAGAACCCGGCGCGGGGCCGGGCAAAAGGGATAACGGAGCAGTGCTTTCGCACCCAATAGCCAGCCCATAACTGGCTATCAGTTGTGTCAGTCGTCTTCATCTTCGTCCCAGTCCTCGTCGTAATATGGCGAGGCGAGAAGTGGGTTAGTTGTTGAGAGAATCTCTCCGGCTGCACCCTGTCGCTGAAGTCGACGAAGCGCTTCGTATAGCTCGAAAGCCTCGGTTCGCTCATCGCCTATGTCGAGGGAGCACGCCACTTTGTGCGCCTCGGTGACCAGGGTGGATAGTTGGTTTCGGATGTCCTGAATGGTGCTCATAGTTCTCCTTACGCCGCACACTGGGCGCGCAGCGATTTAATGTGCTCGCTCGTCTCCAGTTCAGCGCGTATCTGTGCCGCCTCACGTTGATCGAGGTGCTCAAAATCATTGTTGAAACGGTCGATTGAAGCGGTGTTGATCCGGCCCTGTCGCCAGTAGCGGACTATCTGTGATGTGCAGCTGTGGATGATGACGGGCCAACCTGAATGGTCAGCGTAAATCTGACCCCGCTGAATTAGCTGGAACATTGGGCACCACCTTAAATTCGATTACCCAGACCCATGGGTTGGCATGCCAGCTTCCTTCGCCGTAGATGGATTCCCACAGCTGCGCGAAGTTGTCATATGGAGTCCAGACTTCCCCTCCGCTATCTGGGTCAGAGTATGTTGGCCGCCATCCGGTAAGTTCCATGCCTTCAGCCTGCGCATCTTCCTGGCTGATAGAGTTCAAGCGCTCTACCCGCACGCCGGTTACCTCAAGCAGAGTGCGACATGCTGCGCGTGGCATGTGGATAGATGGCTTCCAGCACGAACGGCCATCTTCATAGCCATCGTCATCACCCCAGGTAAATTCTCCATCTGCTGCGTAAATAGCGTGACCAGAGTAGTAACCATTACCAAACGGCATTTCGTGAATGGCTGTGGCGGG